CTTGATTCAATTTCTGATGCAGAAGCAAAATTAGAAGTTGAATATGGTGATGTTCAAGAAACTGAACGGAATTTAGTTAAACAGTTGAATGAAAAGTATGGTCCTGGTAATTTAGATCCAGCAACAGGGGTATTTACACCTTCACCGCAGGAATCTGAACAGACTTCAGAAACTACTTAAAATAATCTCCATCAAACATATCGTTTGGGAAATTTACGCTATATTTATAGTAAAATTTATAGTCTTTTCATAGACTAAATGTTATTTGAATTATAACACAATAGGAGAAAAATAATGGCAGAAAGAATCGTTTCGCCGGGTGTGTTTACAAGGGAACGAGATTTATCCTTTCTTCCTCAAGGAATTGCTGATATAGGAGCATGTATAATTGGACCAACATTAAAAGGTCCTGCATTTGTACCAACCCAAATCACTAATTTTCCTGAGTTTGAAGAAATGTTTGGATCTACATCCAAAGATTATTATACACCATACGCGGTAGAACAATATTTAAGGAGTGCAGGAACTGTAACGGTAGTTCGTATTCTTAATACTGCTGGATATTCTGTTGACTCACTCGCTTTATTTGCAAGTAGTAGTACTCTCGAAAGAACAACTTTGGCTGTTTTAGCACCATCACGAGGTGGTGGAGATGGTACAGCAGATTTAGAGAGTAGCAGTACAACAGGAAGTTGGTCGGAATTTACACTCAATTTGAGTGGTAGTAATTGGGGAGCAAAAAGTTTAACTGCTCGTGCCTATACTCTATCATTTGATTCGGGAAGTAAAAATTACATTGAAAATGTATTTAGTAAAGACGCCCAAGTTCAGAAATCTGGTGGTAACACGGTAGCAGCTTATTTATACAAAGTATTTAAAGCTGGTGCCACAAGTGGATCAGTAGCAACAACCACACCAGTATCATCAAGTGCTGGAACTTTGAATTTAGCAACAACTTATGCAAATGCTTCAACACCATCAATTCAATCACAATTAATTAGTGGTGGAAGGTATAGTCTTTTCAAGATTAATACTCGTTCACATGGTAGTGATGTGAATGATAAATTGAAGATTGTTATTTTGAATGTTAAGAAAGCAGGTTCAATAGCTGGTAGTGATTATGGTTCATTTTCAGTACAAGTAAGACAGACTGGATTAAATGATAACGATTTGACTAAAGATAATATCTTAGAACAATTTGATGGTTTGAATTTTGATCCAACAAGTACTAATTACTTTGCAAGACGAATTGGTGACAGATATGTAACAATTGATTCAGCAGGTAAATTAACTTACAATGGTGATTGGCCAAATATGTCTAAACATATTTATGTATCTGATTTTTCAGATATTGCAGAAAAGGCTTCACCAGTTAGTGTAGTACCAATGGGACACGCAGCAATTGTTAATCCAACAAATGATAGTGGAATACCAGTATGGCCAATAAGAACATCACAATCAAACGCACAGAATGAATTTGATGCAAATGAACCTTATGGACATGATTATTCTAATGAAGATGCACAACAATACTTAGCACCAAATAATTCATTTGGTTCTGGTAGGCATGTAACAATGAGTATTGAAGATTATAATGGACATGCAGACGCTTCAACACTTGGTGACACTTATTCTGATGGAACTGAAAAGGTAACATTAGCACTTTCTCATATTAAACAGAGAAAGTTCGTTGTTCCATTTCAAGGTGGATTTGATAGTATAAATCCAGCAACACCAAGACAGACAGGAGCAAACATTGTAAGTACAAATACACAAGGACTTGATTGTTCAACATCTTCAACTGGTGGTACAACAGCCTATAAGAAAGGTATTAACGCTGTTAGTAATCCTGATGAATTTGATATCAATATGTTAGTAACACCTGGTATTGTTCATGGGAAACATTCAGTAGTAAGTAATCATGCAATAACTAAATGTGAAGCTCGTGGAGATGCATTTTATCTATTGGATTGTACAATTTATGGTGATTCAATATCTACTGCAACCTCAGCAATTAGTACACTTGATACTAACTACGCAGCAACCTATTATCCTTGGGTAAAGATTGTTGATAGGAATACATCATTACCTGTATGGGTTCCGCCTTCAGTAGTATTAGCAGGAACAATCGCATATACTGATAAAGTAGCTCACGAATGGTTCGCACCAGCTGGTCTGAATCGTGGTGGATTGACAAGTGTGTTAGAAGCACAAACAAGATTGACTCACTCTGAAAGAGATGAACTTTATGAAGATAGAGTTAATCCAATCGCTTCATTCCCAGGTCAAGGTGTATGTGTTTGGGGACAAAAGACCTTACAAGGTCGTCCATCAGCACTCGACAGAGTTAATGTTCGTAGGTTGTTGATTAAACTCAAGAAGTTTATCGCATCATCAAGTAGATACTTGGTATTCGAACAGAATAGTACAGCAACAAGGAATAGATTCCTTAACATAGTGAATCCGTTCTTAGAATCAGTACAAGCAAATAGTGGTCTATCCGCATTTAGAGTAGTAATGGATGATACCAATAATACTCCAGAAGTGGTTGATAGAAATCAACTTGTTGGTCAGATATTTATTCAACCAACACGGACAGCTGAATTTATTGTATTGGACTTCGTTGTTCAACCTACAGGAGCAGCTTTTCCTGAATAAGTTTAATCAATAGATTAACTAAAACAAAAACCCCTCTTTTTGAGGGGTTTTTTGTTGCTCAATATATTTATATATGAAGAATATAGTAAACCTTCAAAAAAACTATGAAAAATGAATATGACGATTTTTTATAAAATTGATATTTATAGTTGAAGAATAAAATTTATTGGAGATTAAAGATGCCAGAACTATTAGATCCTTCTGAAATAATGTTCACACCGTTTGAACCGAAAACAAAAAATCGGTACATCATGTATATTGAGGGAATACCAGCTTATCTCATTAAGACTGCAAACAGACCATCAATAGCCTTTGAGACAATTGAATTAGACCACATCAATGTAAAAAGATATGTAAAAGGTAAAGGTGCATGGGAAGAATTAGAAATAACACTTTATGACCCAGTTGTTCCAAGTGGGGCACAAGCAGTAATGGAATGGGTTAGATTAGGACACGAATCAGTAACAGGTAGAGATGGATATACAGATTTCTATAAGAAAGATGTAACTATTAATGTTTTAGGACCTGTTGGTGATAAAGTTGAGGAATGGACATTAAAAGGAACTTGGATTGTAAACGCTAACTTTAATGACTTGGATTGGTCAAATACTACTGATCCAGCAGATATTACACTTACATTAAGATACGATTACGCAATCCTACAATTCTAAGGAGTTAATATGAACTTTTTCAGAGAAATGCTTTCAAGTGATGCAAAGATTTCAAGTAAAAGATTTGTTGGTTTTGCAGCATTTTTTATGTTGATTTGTAGCTGGGGAGCAGACACCTTTTCAACTTTCGAAGTAAAAGATAAAATATTAGAATGTTTTATGTATATCTCAGTAGTTGGACTCGGAGTTACAGCAGCAGAAAAATTTGGTAGAAAATAATTTATTTTAAAAGGTTATAAATATAGGTTTTGAAAATTATTCAACAAGGAGAATAACATGGCAGAAGAAACACGCCAATTTCCGACTGAGGTAATAGATTTGCCTTCTAAAGGATATTTTTATCCTTCAGGCAGTCCATTATCAAGTGGTCAAGTGGAAATTAAGTACATGACAGCAAGAGAAGAAGATATTTTAACATCCGTTAATTTGATTCAAAAAGGTTTAGCTATAGATAAACTATTAGAATCTTTAATTGTTAATAAAGATATTAATGTAAAGGATATTCTGATTGGTGATAAAAATGCAATTATGATAGCAGCAAGAGTTTTGGGTTATGGAAAAGAATATGTAGTAGAATTTGAGGGTGAAGAAGTAACCGTAGATTTAACTACTTTAAAGGATAAGGAAGTAGATTTATCTAAATTTGAAAAGGGAAAAAACGAATTTTCATTTACTTTACCAAATTCTAAACGAAATGTTACTTTTAAGATATTAACTTGGGGTGATGATGAGTCAATTGAGAAAGAATTAGAGGCACTTGAAAAGGTTGGTAGTGAAATAAAAAGTGAAATGACTACACGACTAAAAAAACGAATCACATCAGTTGATGGTAAAACAGAACAATCATATATAAATAATTTTGTGGACAATGAATTCCTTTCCGTTGATTCATTGGCATTTAGAACACATATAGAAAAATGTATTCCTGATGTAGACATGACATATAAGTTCACTTCTATACTTGGTGATGAAAAGGAGTTAGTGGTCCCAATGACCACTCAGTTTTTTTGGCCTTCAGCCAAATAATAAACCAGACATACACGAGGAAGTATTTCAATTAATCTTCCATTCTAAAGGTGGAATATCATTCCAAGATGGATATAATATGCCTATCTATCTACGCCGATTTTATCTACAGCGATTAACAAAACACTACAAAGAAGAAAGTGAAGCCATAAAAAAGGCTCAACAAAAAAATCGACCAAAATTCAAAAAATAGATTTTTAGATATTTATTAGTAACTAAATACAATAGTTTTAATCATTTTAAGGAATTCATTATGAGTAGATTAGATAAACTAATAAGTAAATTTTTTAACAACCTAAGAAAAGGTAGAAAAGATGCCTTTACAAAACAGATAATGTCAGATCCAAAAGGTCGTGATGCAGTTAAAAGGTTAAAGAAGGCTGAAAAAGATTTATTAGATACAATCAAAAATAAAAATCTTATAGATAAATAATTAAAATTAGTATTTTCAAATAAAGTTTTATAATTAAAACTTATTCAATCAAGGAACAACATGGCAAGAAAACCAGCAGACGCTAAATTTATTGCAGACCAAGAAGAACGAGCAGCAAAAGCGGCCGCCAAAAGAGCAAACCATGAGCAAGACGCGATGGAATGGGAAAGATTGGGCTTAGAAAAGAGAGGTGTTTCGTTAAAACAATATCAAAAGATACAGGATTACAGACGCAAAACGGCGGCTGATGAAGAACGAATAACAAATGAGAATAAGGAACAGGCCAAACATGGTAAAAGGACTCGTGATTTGGCAAGAGATCACGGTAAATATCTAAAAAGTAATAGTGGTCAATTACTATCATCACTTGGTATAATGGATGAATCAAATGTATTATCTAAAAAGGCAAAAGATGCTGAAATAGAAGCCAATAAAATGAGAGGTAAGGGTAAGGGTTTACTCGAAAAAAGATTTAGGTCAGAACAACAGGGTTGGAATATGGCAGCACAAGCTAGAAAAG